TTGTTTCATAAATTCAATGTTTTTTAGTTTTATAAAATTCGTTCCATTTCCTTAATACAGCAGCTTTTAAATCATCGCGGTTTATAGCGTTCAAACCGTGTTTATTGTTTATGTATTCAATAGAACTTTTGTCTTTTAAAACCCTACTCTCAAATACAAAATAAACCCATTTATCTTTATGACCGCGCTGAATTTTTAACTGCCATAAGTCTTCAAGTGTGCGGCTTTTTGCCTGCTCATTACGTTTAGCTTTCAATAGTTCATCTAAGGTAGTTTCATCTTTTACAGCAACGCCTGCAACCTGTTCTATTTCGCTAACCTTTGCAGGTTCAACAAAACCACAATAAGGACATGCAGCGTGTATTTTTTCATAAGTCCTAAAGCATTCTGTACAGTCTTTGTATTCATTATCTATCTGTTCATCGGTATCTTTTCGTTTTCGCTTTTGCATTCCTTCTAATGACCATTCGCGCGTCATCAATGGATGCCCGTGTAGTTTTTGGTTGCCAACGTGGTCAAGTATTAAACAGCGTTCTTTGCCTTCCATCGGTCTTAATCCGCGGCCAACAATCTGAAGATATAAACTAAGCGACATAGTGCGTCTAAGCATGCCTACAACGCTAACCGCTGGTATATCAGTGCCTTCAGAAATCAAATCGCAAAACGTTAATATCTGAATATCGCGAATCGCGAACCGCGATATAATTTCTTTTACTTCGCTTTCATGAAAGTTTCCATTTATAGAAACCGCCTTAAACCCAGCTTCATTGAATGCCGCTGCAACGTTATCAGCATGCTTAATATTTACGCAGCTATATATTGCAGGTTCACCCGGTGCCAAACGCTTGTACTCTTCAACTGCATTTCCAGTTATAGCTGGTTTATCCATTTCTTTAAACAAGTCATCAGCTTTATATTCGCCGTTTTTATCCTTCTTAATCTTAGTAAAATCCGCAAGTGATTTGAAGTTGTAATATTCAGGCATTACCAAATTACCCATTTGCACTAATTCAGCGGGTAAGGGCCCTAAAACTAAATCAGAAAACACATCGCCTAATCCTTGACCATCGCCGCGCCACGGTGTAGCAGTAACGCCCAAAACATAAACAGAATCCGCGTAAAAATCTAATATATCTTTCCATGTACCTGCGTTTGAATGATGCGCTTCATCTATAATCAGAAGGTCAGGTTGTGGCACTTCATTAAGCCTATTTTTTAAACTTTGAACGCTGCAAACTTGCGCTGGTAAATAATACTGCTTTGGCCTGTTACCCGCTATAAATCCGTGTCTTAATCCGTATCTTTTGCAACGTTCCGATATTTGATTAACAAGGTTTTTTTTATGCACTAAAAAATAAACGCGCTTACCTTTGCTAACTGCTTCTATTGCCATATAAATAAACGTTTCAGTTTTTCCGCCGCCCGTTGGTAACACGAATAGAACTTTTTTGTTACCGCTTTTATAACTCTCTCTTATGTCGCTTACGCTTTTCGATTGATATGGCCGTAGCTGTATTGTGTTCATTTTCGATTTGGTTTAAAGCATTCATAAGTTTAAAATAGATGATCAATGTTTGCGGTTCTACCTTAGACCAGTATTCGACAGTTTGCCGCCCAACTTCTGCGCGCCTGCAAAGTTCCGAAATACTGATGCCTAAAATGTCGCATCTAATAGATAGCTGTTCAAATGTTTTCATAAAAATAATTTTGTTTGTGCTGAGTGATTTAAAAAACGTTTTTTTGCGGCTTCGTAATATTCAGTATCTAATTCGCACGCTGTGAGTTCAAAACCGTAATCATGGCAGGCTATTGCTATTGAACCGCTGCCAAGGTGTGTATCTAATATTTTATCGCCTTGTTTAGCGTATTTATCAAGAAGCCATTTGTAAAGTTGTGGCGGTTTTTGTGTAGGATGTAATTTTTCACTTTTATTTAAATAAGCTGAATATCTAAACATTTTATTTGCACCTTTAAATGATGTCCAAGCATATTCACAATCTGAAAATGATAAACCTTTAGGAACTTCTTTATCCCAAATTATAAAGTTATTGCAAATTCCTAAATCAAAATAGTTTCCACCCCAAATAATTTGATGCTTTGAAACTCTTTTTAATTCTGTAAAAAAATCATTTGAAGGTATTGAATTATCCCAATTCTTTGCTTTCCACTTTCTATTTTTAGCTTTAGATGCTTTAGGTGTGTTACCTATTCCCATATTCATATTAGCTAAATCAATCCCATAAGGCGGGTCAACTATCGCCAAATCAAAATATTTGTCAGGATAGCGAGCCATTAGCTGCATATTATCCTCGTTAGATATCTGTATTTTATCTGACCAGCGCATAATATTTTTTAATTTTTCGTTCAATTGTGTTGCAAAGTTAAAAAACCTTTTTAAATTTGTGCTATTATTTAATAAAATATTTTTAAAATTTATGACAAACCAAGAGTATCACCGTAAAACTGAGTACATCAGTAAATCACTTTTAGACTTAGTACATAAGTCACCAGCGCATTATAAAGCCTATATAGAAGGCGAAAAACAAGCGCCAACATCTGCCATGAACTTAGGTAGTTTAGTTCATAGCGTTGTATTTAACCAGAATAATTACGCCGTTATGCCAGAATGCGACCGCCGTACAAAAGAAGGTAAATTGATTTATGAATCATTTATTGCTGAATCCGAAGGCAAAGAATTATTTGTATCGCTTAAAGATTACGAATTAGCCCTAAACATTAGAAACGCTGTATTAGCACATCCGAAGGCTGCGATACTTTTAGAACAAGGCCAAGCGGAACTACCTATTTTTGGTAAAATCGCAGACCTTGACGCTAAATGCAAAGTTGATTTTCTTAATACAAAGTATAACGTTTGCATTGACCTTAAAACAACAACTAATTCAGCACCGGGCGAATTTGCTAAATCTGTTTGGAATTATCGTTATCATGTGCAAGCGGCGTTTTATATGGATTTAACAAAGGCCGAACGGTTTATATTTATAGCCGTTGAAAAAGAATCGCCGTTTAATGTCGAACTTTATGAACTTGATCCCGAAGCTATTGAACGCGGCCGACAGGAATATTTAGCCGATATTGAAACGCTTAAAAAATGCAAGGAAACTAATAATTTTCACGGCTATACAACTGATAACAAAATACATATTCTTTCATTGCCTAACTGGGCTAAATAACTTCATACCATGACACAACTAACAAAACTTCCGACACTTCAGGACCTTCTAATTGAAAATGAAGACAGCCTAAAGCAAAATGCGCTTACTGTTTTATTGAATCAAGACCCACCCGCAAAGTGGTTAGTTCAGCACCCAATGATTCGCGATTACAGATATATTCCTATTGAGAAAATAGAATATCTGTTAACACGTATCTTTGGAAATTTTAACGTAGAAATACGGTCAACACAGATAGTTGCTAACTCAGTTGTAGTAACTGTAAGGCTGCACGTAATTAACCCTATTAACGGTCAAGCAATGTGGCAAGACGGCATAGGCGCTGCACCAATACAAACTGATAAAGGAGCAGGGGCAACCGATTGGAACGCCGTTAAAACCGATGGTGTGCAAAAAGCTGCACCCGCTGCAGAAACTTACGCCGTTAAAGATGCTGCCGAAAAGTTTGGTAAAATATTTGGCCGCGATGTCAGCCGCAAAGGTTCGATGAATTATACTGATTTGCTGAAAAAATCAGCGTTTAATGATGAATTAGAAAAATAAAAGTGTTATATTTGTGAACGTTCTGCAACCACAAAAAGAACTAAAAGATATTTAAAGCCCTGAATGATATAGGTCGTGGTTGCCCTATTGATTTCGGGGCTTAGTTTTTTAAAAAATATTTTATGAATTTTGCATTATATGAAAATCAAAAAGTTAGTGCTGAAGAATATAAAAAATCTGATAATTTAGATTTAAGATGCCCTTGTTGTAATTCTGAAGTTGTAGCTAAACAAGGCGAAATAAATATTTGGCATTTTGCACACAAAGTTAAAAACAGATGTTCTGAATGGTTTAAGCCTATGACTGAATGGCATTCTAATTGGCAAAAATGTTTTCCAAATGAATGTAGAGAAGTTATACATAAATGCGAAAAAACAGGCGAAAAGCATATAGCTGATATCAAAACTAATAGTGGTATTGTTATAGAATTTCAGCATAGTTCTATAAGTTCTAAAGAAATAAAGGCTAGAGAAGAATTTTATGGTGAAAAAATGATTTGGGTTTTAGATGGTAATTCATTTAATATTGAATTTAAAAATGGATTTAAATTTGAAAAAACAGCATTACAAATAATAAATCAATATAAACATTTATTAAAATTTAAAACTGATATACTTGTAAAAAAATTGAATTGCGAACCTGATAAATGTTTAGATATTTTAG